TGCGCTCCATTAATACCTGAAGATCCATCTGCACCTTGTGCTCCATTAATACCAGATATACCTGAAGATCCATCTGCTCCTTGTGCACCTGTAGCTCCTTGAGCTCCATTAATACCTGAAGATCCATCTGCGCCTTGCGCACCATCAACTCCACTCGTTCCATTAATACCGTCTGTTCCGCTGGTACCATTCGTTAGTCCAGAAGATCCACTCGTTCCTGTTGTTCCACTCGTTCCTGAAGCACCTTGTGCTCCTTGTAAACCAGGTGCACCTGTAGCTCCTTGAGCTCCTCTAGCACCTGAAGTTCCACTCGTACCAGAAAGACCTATACTACCTTGAGCGCCTTGAGGACCTGCAACACCTTGAGCTCCAGTTGCACCAACTGCACCTTGAGCACCTTGTGCTCCACCGCCTCCGCCACCACCAGTAGCTTCGCTTAAATCCCAAAAGTATTCAGTACCATTAACTGTTTCGTGACTACTCAAAACCGGTGTTTTACCTAAATCTACGTTTGCATCAATAGTTCCGTTTGGACCATGACCAATGATTTCATAATTTTTAATAATCTCACCAGTTAAGGTTAAATTATAATTCATTTCTTCATGAGTCAACGCTCTTCCCAATAACTCTTTGGTTAATTGAATATATGAGCCGTTAGCACCTCGATGAAGTCCATGTGAGAATGTATATTCGCTAATTTTTTTAGACATTTTATATGTTACTGTTTTTTATATTTATTATAAATTATCGAACAAATCTATCAAAGCATCTTTTGCATTTTTAGTATATGTTGCACCATTTTTCTTATACGTTACATTATTAGTTCCAAAAAGACCTTGTATGTAACCACAATCGATATATTGCATCGTTAAATTACCATTAGCATCTTCTTCAACTTGAATATAAACATCTGTGTATAATTTGTCCCAAATACCAACTAATTCATTATATTTTGGTAAATACATCTCATTTAATGTATACAAAATAGCTTGTAATTGCACGTCATAATCTCTAGAATTTTGGGTTTTGTATCTTTTAATATTATCGTCAAATGAAATTGTAAAATTAGAACCTTCTATATCTACTGAAACACTAGATATTTGATATAATTTCATGTTGGAACACTCTGCTGCATTTTTAAATTGAGCAGGCGTTAAACCAAACAAAGACACAGAATTTAAATTAACACCGATAATAGAACTTTTATTAGAAAATTCTTTGTAGATCAATCTAGTATCATTAACCTTAATAGTACCGGCTGAATTATTCGGTATATTGTTAACTGCTTCACGTGCGTATATTAAAGAGATTTTATCACTTACCATGGTTTAAGAAATTTGTTACGATATATGTGACAAGACCACCTAAACCAGTTAAAAGAGCCCAGAATATTTTAGTAATTGAAGTTTTCCATTTAACTAAATCATTATGCTCTTCGATGATTTTATCCATTTTGGTTTCTAATTCTTCTTGAGACTCTCTGAATTCAGTATTTTTCTTGGTTTCAACTACAATACCATCGTATGGATTAAGCAATTTTTGTTTTAGATCTGAAATACTAGCTTTCATTTCATTTTGATTTTCCATTAATTGTTTAATGGCTCCTTCAATTTGGATATAAGAAGGATCCTCCATCTTACGACGAAATGATTCAAAGGCTTTATATAAGCCTTCTATTAATTCTTTAGGAGATTGGTCTGGATTTTGATTATCAAACATAAATAAAAACGGTCTTTTTAGTCATATTATATATCGACTAAAAAGACCGCTTAATTATGTAAGTGTAAATTTTATTTATCTTGTCCTTCGGTAGAGTGACCGTAGTGTGCTAAGTATTCAGCTGGAGACATACCGTGTAAAGCAGCTTGTGCTAATAATATATCTGGATATGCACCGTTTGGTTGTACACCAGTTGCAGTTTGTGACCATGTGCCGTATTGTAAAACAGGATCTTGTTGCGTTAAAGGTATAATGCTATTTTCAGAATCAGCACCCGTACTAGTTGTTGGTACTTTACCAGCGCCTTGTACACCACCAATTACAATATTTGCAGCAGACGATGGATTAAATGGAGCTTGATACTCAGCAATAAAATCTTCTAAGTTTTTAACATGTGGTTTCATAGTTGTATTGTATATTATCCTAAGTATAATTCTTCGAAATGTAAAAGATCTAATCTTTTATCGATATCGATTAATTGTAAAGCGTTTAATAAATCAGAGTATTCTGCTACTGATTCAGTTTGACCTTGTCTAAATTCTTGTAAGAAATCAAATGTAGCTAAATCAGTTGTAAATAATTCTTGTGAATTTTTAATGTACATTTGATATAAATCATACTCTAAATTATATGATCTTTCGATGATTTCTGGCAAATTACCAAAATCTGTATGTGTTTCTACTTTAGGTACAACTGGTAAAACATTCCAATCTACTAGATATTTTTGTAATTTTAAAGCGTGTTGTAATTCATTAGCAGATTCTGCTGTAAAGAATGCAGCAGCTTTTTTGTAACCTGCGCCTAAACACCAATTTGCGGCAGCATTGTAGAAATAATGTGCGGTGTATTCGTCACCTAATCTTTCTGTTAGTAATTTAACCGAATCTCCTGATAAAACAACAGGTTGTCTCAAACCATTGTTTACGTTTGGAGCAACAGCATTTTCATTAATTGATTTAATCATGTCTTTATTTTAAATTTTTAATAACATTATCATCAGCTTCGATTTCACCCATAGGGATGTTTAAATTCTTAACTAACATTTGTACGAAATCTATAGCTGCGTCTTTTTCTTTAAAAGAAAATACATCCGACGATGGTCTTTTACCGTATTTGATAAACATATCATTGAAAAGTCCAATAGCATCTTTAGCATGTCTAAGACTTACTTTAACGTCAAATGCCTCATTAACTAATGATTCTTTAACACCTATTTCCTTTAAAGATTTAACTTGTTTACCTTTACTTTCACCATCATTTGCAGAAAGCCATAATAGATTGGCTTTGATTAATCTTTTGTAGATTTCAACTTTAACAGATTCAAAGTCAATATCACTTGTATTTTCCCAAGTCTCTTGTACATAATCAGGATCGATCCATCCAAAACCAGATTTAACATTTTTAACCATGTCATTGAAATCTGCATCGAATTGTTTAGCTGCGCCTTCAACTATTACAGATTCATACACTGTACCTTCAATCTCTTCAGCTTTGTTAAATTTCTTAACAGATGATTTGATTTGTTGTAAATTTTTAATGATAAGATCAATCTCTTTTGGCGAAACATCATTGCCTGCAGCTGCTCCGCTATACAAAGACTGTATTGATTGGTTTACAACATATAATTCATTTCCGATTACATCTTTAGGTAATCTATAAAACGATTCTTGTATAGGTTCTACGCTATTGAATTCTTCAAATAGTTTAATTTTCTTCATTTTTTGGTAAATCTTTTTCTTTTATTTAAATAAATATAAACTATATATCTCTTAATTAAATTGTTCTTTTAATTTGTACTTTTCAATCGTAGCTTTTAAAACCTTGATATAATTAGGATCTTCAGCATAACTTGCTGATAAATAATCAAAATATTCTTGTTCAGATCTAATAGAACCTAAGTATCTTGATTGATAAAATGCGTAATCATACACAGATTCTTTCCAAGAATCATAATAAGCGTGATTGTTTTGAGTACCACCAGCTGTCGTAACTCTTTGTTTAGCTTCTTTCATACCAAACAAGTTATTATTCTCAACAAAGATATTTGATTTCCAGTGACCTGTCTCGACAATTGATTGTGCCATTGGAATCCAAGCGAATTTAATATTCAAACTCTTCATCATAGTTACCAATTTTTGACTATTGAATGTATCAGACTTTTTAATCAATACAACTTTTTCATATTCAGTTAAACCATTAACTGCTTTATCAATACCTAATTTGTAACTGTAAAATGAAGTTAAACTTATTGCTAAAATACAAAGCGTCGCAGCTTTAATATATGATTTTAATTTTAAAGACTTAAAAACTAATTGATTTTTATCGTATTTGTATAACATAATTTTAATTTTGGTTAAACTTATTCTCCGTAAGATTTGAAATCTGGTTGAGAATCCTTTTTCTTTTTGTTGTACTCGTCCATTTCTTTTTGAAAACGAGCATTTCTAATTCTTTCAATTAAAGCTTTTTTCTCAGGTGAGATCTCTTCCCATCTAGAAGAGACATTGAATTTGATAGCCCATTCATTAAAGCCAGGTCTTTTTTTGTTAGTTTTCATTTTCTTCTGATTTAGATTCAATTACAACGTATCTGATGCCAGACTCGGTTTGTTTTAAAGTAGCATCTTTTGAATTAATTATATCCAAATGTTGTTTGTGTGCAGTTGGATTTTCTTCTGATTTTTGAGCCATTGCCATTAAGGTTTGCTCCATGTAAATTTGTTTCATATTAACAGTATTCTAATGATTCTTCACCAATCATGTTCCACAATTCTAAGTCATATCTAGTGTTATTCTTACAAGATGCACTACAAGCTCTTTTAAGAACTTCGTAAGTCTCACTTTTAATTTCAGTAAAACCAAAACCAGCAACCATAAAGTATCTGCGATCGTAGTTGATTACATCACCAACTGAAACTGAAGGTGCATTTTGTGGTTGAAACATATTCTGACCGTAATGAAATACTAAGTCTAATACACTAAACACATCGCTTGTAATTTCTGAAGTAGGAACTTCTACGTTACGATATTGGCCATCGTTAAATCTGAATTGTTGAACTTGGATGATTGTATTCATATTGTTTATCTTTTAATTACATAGTAAATATACGAAAAAAAGCCCAAATAAAAAAATCTGGGCTAACTTTTTTTCAATTATTTTTCAACTTTTTTATAACTGATTGGTTTTCAATGTAATTATTTATAATCTTCTGTGACATAATTTCCTTTTTTTCGTTCGGCAACCTCATCTCTAAGCTCTTTTATCTTGGATTGCAGACCCTTTATTTGTGCGTCTATGATCATTTTAAAAAGAAGTGTACTTGGTTTTTTAGCTTCCAAGTCAGATAATCTAAGTTCTAGTTCTTTGATTAATTTAAAGAGTGCCATTTTAGTATGCGTGTGTTTTTGTTATATCTATTCAATCATTTTTATTCTAGATTTAATATCTTTAGGCACTTTACTTATTAAGCCTCTAAAACAAGCATCTAACATATAAGTAACAGCCCAATCGTCTTTGCTTCTAACAGATCTTCCAACACCTTGTAAGAAACTCACACTAGTTTTCCAATCATACCAATCTGGCATATATTTCATTTTAGCCTTGATATGTGGACTGTTTAACGATGGATATGGAACTTTAAAGAATATTTGAAATCTACTAGTATCATCTTTTAAATCTAAACCTTCTAAAATAGATGGACCAACTAACACAGAGCCTTCTTTTTTCTTAAACAACTCTAAAGCACCTGCTTTATCTTTGGAATTTTCATAGTTGATTAATCTAAATGTGTGTTTACTCTTAGCCATGATGTAATTCATAAATTCATATGAACCACAATGTATAACACCTCTTTGACCTTTGTGTTTGTCTATGATTTTGTCAAGCATCTCTAATACTTTTGGCAAACTAGCTTCCTTTTCTCTCATAGACATTCTGTGTTTGTTAATGAAAACTATCGGAGATTTATCATAGTTAAAGTCGTTAGTAAGCCTGATGAATCTAGCATTCTCAATGCCCATAATTCTCATATAAGAAGCTGGATCACCTATAGTAGCACTCATAAAGACTTTAAAATCTGCCTTTGAATGTAAGTGTTTTCTAATCATCCATTGTTCTTCAATACATGTAAATTTGGCTTCTTCTCTGTTTTGATCTACGACCATTTTATCCAAACCAACTTCAGCTATAATATCAATATAGTCATCAAATTTACAATAAACATCTTTGATTCTGTCAAGCGCAGTCATTGCATTTTGCCAATCTTTAGGCACTAAACCATTACTAAATCTTTTTTTGGCTGCACTCTTAATATCCTGGTTCATTGAGTTATAATGCCCTAAATATTGCTTTAAGTAACCCATTGCTTCAAAGATCTTTTTGTTATCAGTTTCATTTAACAACATATTAATGACGCTGTCTATTCTATTCTTAGTTACTTTAGGCTCTGAGAAACCCCACTTCATTAAGAACGAATTAACTGTTTGAATTCTTGAAGAAATGTCTGAGTCAACTCTTGGACTAAAATGATTTTGAACGATCTCATCTACTTTATGAGCCTCATCAAAGAATGCAAAATCTCTTTGTGCAAATGGTGAGCCACCTTCATCTGCCTTTTTATCTTCTACGTAATTTCTTTGTAGCAACCAAAATGCATAGTTAAGTAAACAAACCCTGTGGTTAATGGCTCTTTGTCTGTTTTGTAAGTAATCACAAGATCCATAACAATCAAGCTTAGAAGCTTGCTCATAACCCATACCCTTTAAACGACAATCACCTAATGAAAATGGTAAGTTGTTGACAGAACATTCATAGTTATCTGCGCCTTTTACTGAAGGCCAGTGTAAGCCTAATCTATAAAAATCTGATTCGTATTGGTCTTGTAATGATAAATCACTGGTAATTAAATAACCTTGTTTGTCAAAGCCTGATAAAACAAGACTTGAAGCCATGGCAATAATAGATTTACCAGTTCCTGTCGGTGCATCAATAACAATGGTTGCTTTTGGATCTTCAAAATATGTTTTACAAATTGCCGTGATAGTTTCTCTTTGGCCTGTTCGAAATTGAAAGCCTTTACCAAGCCTTTCTTCTTTTATAATCTGATCTAATTTCTCGTTGATTTCTTCTAGCACGTTCACATATTTAAGTCTAGTTTATACGTGAATTTAGCGAAAAGTTTATTGCATAAAAAAAGGAATCAGTTAGATTCCTTTTGATTTCTTTTTAGGCCGGGCCACCAACTCCGAACCAAATCCAATCAGACTCTTCGTCGTCTTCGTCTAGAATAGAAATAAAATCATAATGCTTAATGATGTTTTCTATAGTTTCAACAATTGGACCTTTTGTCTCTTTGGGCTCGATCTCAGAAGTGATGTCGACTTCTGGGATGAACTTTTCCATAAAAGATTTAGATATTTTTTGTAGAGGATTAGAGGTTCTACTGTTTATATATTAGTCTTTTTTAGAAAGTTTCAAACTATTTTTGTGTTTCTTTAATTTTATCGTCAATAAAATCAGTAAGATCTTTAACTGCGCCTCTAAAAGCTCTAATGTCTACCATTCTTGAGTCTTCGCTTGGATTTCCAACGAATGTATCAGAGTCTTTTGATTCTTCTAATTCTTCTGATTCTTTAACGCTTAATTCTTTTTGTAGAACAGCCATAAATGGTTTAATATTGTGAGAACCGTATTCGTCTTTGATGATGTTTGCAATCGCAATTGCAAAATCTGTATAAGAAAGAGAATTGTCAACTTTGTCAATAGCATTTATTAACAACGGTGTTAATTTATCTGACTTTGCAGATTCGTTAACAAATGAATTAAAATTTGTCATGTGTTTCATTATTTCTTTTTAAGTCCTTTTCCAAATTCTGTTAAAGTTCCATCTTCATCCATTGCTTGAAAATGTTCTCTAGAACTACCTTTAGTTAATTCAATATGTAATCCAGGATTCATACCTCCATTATCTTTTGGTGCCCATAATCTTACAACGGTCCAAGTTCCAGACTCTGATTTTAAAGTTACTTTGTCCCATGTTGAAATTCCAGTCAATTCTGTAAATTTCTTAGTTAATTTATCTCCAATTTGAGCCTCGTTAACAAATTCTTCGTATAGTTTAATGTGTTTCATATCTTATTAATTTTTTGGCCAAATCATCATTGTTCCTGGATCATTCCAAGAAAACCACCAACCTTTTTTCTCAATAGCATCTACAACGTTCTTAAGTACACCGTTTTTATATTTAGCGCTCTTGTTGTAATAATCAAATATTTTGTTACCGCTTAATTCTTCTCCGTTATCGCCAGCAATCCAAATACCATCTTTTTCGCCATCAAATTCTTCAGAAGTTCTAACAAATCTAATTTTATATTTAGTTTCCATCAAATCCATGATTTCTTCTCTAGTAGCATCTTTAGCTTCATTAACGATAGCTTCTAATATTACATCATTGTCAAATTTGATAGTCGGTGAAGGTGAGAATTGAGTTCCACCATCTTGAGCATCTAAACCATAAATATCCTTTAAAGTTTTAATAACTTTATTTTTATATGATTTGTCTTTTAAATGGAAGTATGTTTGTTTATCATTTGATTGGTCAATGATTCCTTTAACATAATGTGATAATTCTTTAGCAATATATTCTGCAGCATCTCCTGCAATATTACCATCATATTTAGATTCTAAAATTTTAGAATTATTTTCAATAGCTTCTAAAGTATCTGGCATTGTTCTAATCGCAACTCCAAATTTATCATGCCATTTAGCAGCTTTATAACCTGTACAATATTTGTCTTTAAGATCTTTGTGATTTGCAAATACACCGCCTGGAAGATTTGTGATAATAGTACCTTTTGGTAAAATTACATCGACGTAGTCACCGATTTTAGCATCTTTAACATCTTTTTTCAACTCATATTTTGAGTTATCTAATGTTGTATAAGTTCTGCCAGAATTGCCTGAAACAGAGTGTTGAGTTACTTCATTTAAATATTGTTCAAAATATTTAACGTTTACCGACTCATTGGTTGGTTCTTCTAATTTTATATTGCTTCTTAATGTTTTCACAAACACTGAATCAATGTTACCAATCACAGTTGATGTGTAATCATCTAATATATCATAGAAAACTTTTGCTTTTGTGAATGATACTTTAACAATTGATCCCCATCTTTGATCATCGCCAGGGGCTGTTATGAATGATACTGGTTCTCCAATTTCAAATTGAGCTGGAAATGAGGTTTCTTCATTTAGAAACTGTTCGAATAGTTTTACTTTTTTCATTATGAGATATATGCGTTTAGTTCGTATTTATCGCCCATTCCATATATTGAAATTTGAAGGGCTTTCTTTTGTTCTTTACCATCTTTAAAAAGCGTGATATTAAATCTGTTTGTAAAACCATCACCTGGTCTTTTAGGACCCATACCTATTTTGGTCGCAGTTTCTTCTTTATCATAAGTAAAACCTTGAGCTTCAGCATACTCTAAAGCAGTGTCAACCGCTGATGTATAGCTTCTATGATAAACTTGATAACTTGATTTCTTTTCAGTTATGAATTGTTCGAATAATTTAGTGTGTTTCATGCTATTTACCTAGTGCTTTTTTTACTTCTTTAACAAATTTAACAGCTCTATCAGCAGCATCTTTCATAGATTTTGCAGTTGCTTTTCTAAATTTGATTTTCAAACGAGTTTCATAAGATACTTGTTTTCCTGGCTCATATAAAGATTGTGTGAAAACTTCCATTTTGCCATCTTTGTAAATAGCCATTCTAAAGTAATTAGAATTCTCTACATATCCATTAGACCATTCTGTTTTAGGTTCAAAAGAAACTAAAAGCATGATAGTATCATTACCAAAAACACCTTTACTTAAAGAGATGTAACCTGGTTTTTCTTTTTCTAAAGCGTCTTTTAATATTTCAGATGCTTGTGTAATATCTGTAGTTCCATCATCAAAGATTAAACTTTCATTTACGTATTGTTCGAATAATTTTACTGTTTTCATAGTCTATATATTATTTTATTATTAAGTAATTTAAAACTTGCTCCCAATTTTTAAATTCAGGTTGGCCAAATTGAATCCATTGACCTTTGAATTCTGCTGCACCATTATTAGGTCTGTCATCAATAAGATAATCACCCATTAAAAGATCTTTTCTGTGAGAAAGTATAAGTCTTTTGTGTGCTAATTTACCCAAGTGTTTTTGAACCCATCTGCGTTTAGAGCTCCAAGACTCTGCATTTGACCATGGCGCTGTGCTTAAGAAATACACATCATACTGTTCCATTAGTGTTTTAACAGCATCTAGAGCTCCAGAGATAGGTTCAGGATTCTCAAACAACTCTTTATCTACTGATGTTAATCTACCTAAATGTCTAACTGCATCTGGTCCGTGTCTTTCGATTGCGTGGCCTTCTAAATCAACCATTACTCCGTCTAAATCGATATAAACTATTTTCTTGTTCATCTTCTTGTTTTTAATTATAATGTAAATATACAAAAAAAAGCCCAAATAAAAAAATATTTGAGCATTTATTTTTAAAAATATGTGTTTTTTAAGAATTTGCCTTAATCCACTGTTTACCAATGTGATTTTGTACAGGTTTTCTAAGTAATTTGGCTATAGCGCCTTCCATTTGTTTGATATGAGCAGTCCCAGTTAAAGAATTATCTATGATAATCATGTTTTGTCCACCGAATAAACCTTGAAAGTGACCAATATTATCTTGTACAGACTGCCAAATTTCTTTTACTAATTCGTCTGGAATTGATCTAGATCTCGCTGCGTTTCTTTGTAATGCCACTTCAAGAGAAGTATTAACAAAAATCATATATACATCATAACCTAGTTTTTCAATGGCTTCTTTTCTAGATTGAATTTTCTTGTAATCATCTCCGGTGCCATCAATTAACATACCTAAACGGCCTTTCATGTATAATTTTTGTCTAGACATTGTTATTTTTTTAGCTTTACCTCTTGGAGATGCTTCACCTTGTGTAAGACTATCAAACTCATCTGTGTCCATTGTTGCTAAATCTTTAGGATTAACACCTATTTTTTGAAGTTCAAGTTCAAAAGCAGGATCTGAATTAATAACTTTAAGCCCCGTTGAATATGAAACGGACTGAATACCTCCTTCAGGTATATCGAAAAGTTCTCTAACAACTCTAGATTTACCAGAACCCGGTCCACCTGCCATAAAAATAGCTTTTAAGATGTTTTTATCGTGTACACCTTCGTTAATAAACTCTTCAAATAATTTAACTAATTTCATTTTAATTTACCGTATATTTTTTTAGTGATTCTTTTACCTGCTTTTGATAAAAATCTTGTGTAGTAACCATCTTGTGTAAACTCAGGCTTTTTGTCTAAACCAACAACATCTTCAATCATTTCTTTATCTGTAATAACAGGAGCTTTGGCTTGACTAAGCAACTCTTCCATTCTTAAAGAAGCTTCAATAAACCAACCTTTAGTGTTAACTAACTGTAAAAGTTTTTTAACTATGTCAGATTTAGCTTCTTTTTTGCCATTAGTGCCTAATAAAGCAATTTTATTACCCCATTTAGTAGGTTTGTATATGATAAATGCATCTGCTTGATGATCTGAGTCTACATCTTTTAAGGCAGTTGCTTTGTATTTTGCTTGCATTTCTTCCCAATCATCAGCTGATAAATCCATACCTGCATCTAAATAAGTTTTAGTGTACATTGCCCAGATTGATTCCATACCTTCTTTGTCAATCTTCTTAAGATCCATGTCGATCCATTTGTTAGAAGGTATTTCAAATTCATTTAAGAATTGTTCAAATAATTTAACTTTCTTCATATTATTTTGGTAATCTTACCATTGTATTTCTTGTTTCACTCTTGTCTGTGTTTTTCACAAAACCATGATCTTTGTAAAACTTTTCCAATCTAGAGACTGAGCTAGCTCCAAAATCTTTAGATGGTGTTAAGTATATTTTAAGACCTTTAGAGTCTGCGTAATCATTAATTTGTTTCATGATCTCTGATCCAATGCCTTCACCTCTTTTATCTTTAGGAATAACTATTCTTGACAGCTCTAAAAACTTACCATTATCATATAAATCTAAATCAATTCCGTATTTGTCTTCTAAGTCTCTTAAAATAAAAGCTTCGCTCATAATTGAACTATTATCATGAAAACATTTATGACATGTATATAAATCATGACCACCATCTTCTAATTTCCATGTCCAACCACAATTATCGCATTCGATTTTATTGCCAGCTACAAATTCTTCGTATAATTTGATGTATTTCATTATTTTAAATTTTTCTTTTTGGCATATTAATTTTACCTCTTCCGATAACCCATCCATCTGGAATGATTTCTTCTAAAGAAAATTGAGAAGATCGAAAAGATATAGTGTCATGGTACCACTTTCGCCCTTTTCGCCAAACTGACATCTTTTCTTTGTGTTCTTTTGTTTTAGGACCTTTATTTATTTTACCAACTGTAGAATTTTTTATCTTTTGTCTAGTTAATGAGTTCATTTCTAATCTGCCACGATTCCAACCTTCTGGTATAGAATCATCTTTTAATATTTTCATCTCTTCATTTTCGTCATTAATCCAAATCCAATCTCCTTTAGCACCACCTAAATGTCCGTATTTCTTACCGTTTTCTCTTAAAAGTTGTAAGATTTTATCTTTATTCTTTTCCCAATTAATAATTCCACCGTTCTTTCTATTACCAGTTACTCCCTTTCCATTAGATCCTCCTTTTTTACCAGCGTCTGATAAAATTTCTTTGGTTATATCTTCTTTATTAATGATACCTGAAAGGCCTTTCCAAGCTAACCAGTCTTGTTTCTTACCATGTTTCTCCCATAAAATTCTATGAGCTTCGGCATGTTCTTCGATGCTTAATTCTATGATATTTTCAGATTCATTAGATCCTCCCATATGTTTGGGTATTATATGATGTTTGTGTTTCATATAATATATATCTAATAGTTTAGTTATAAATGTATAAACTCTAACATTTATTTTTTAGGATTAAATCCAGCCTTTCTAGCTTCTTTAGCTAAATCTTTATCAGCTCCACCCCATGTTCCAGGTTGACCTGTTAAAAAACTATTACACCTCGCATATCCCCATTGTTGTTGGGTTGCTCCTGGTCTATGACCTGTTTTCCAAGCGGCTAAGCCTCTTCTCATTACAGCTCTAAGAATTCCAATAGGAACTCCAGTTTCTTCAGATTTGGTTTTTAAACCTGTTTCGATAGCGTCATCGTCAATTGCACTTCTGTCGGTTGATTGTTCTTCTTCGTTTAAAAAAGATTCGTTTTTCTCTTCTTTATCACCGTATAATTCATGATATGATTTAGTGTGTTTAGAAGTTTTAACTTGACCTTTTTCCTGAGCCTCTTTATCACCCGGTAATTCTTTATAAGCTGAATCATCATCGTCATCCATTTCAGCTTGCTTTTTCATCTGCTCCTCTTTTTCTTCTTTAGTTTTGTCGCTTAAACCTTTCATGTATGGATCTGGTCCTGGTTTAGCTTCGTTTAAGAAATCTTCGTATAGTTTTACGTATTGCATTGCTTTTAATTATTTTTCAACCTTGTCATCATTACCATCCATTGCGTCGTGCACTGCATTTAAATTTTCTAAAGAAACTGTTAATTGAGAATACATCCACGATTCTAATTGTTCACCACCGGTCATTCTGTCTTTAATCATGTTTGCATAATCTGCAATTCTTTCAAGTTGACCTAGAGTCATTTCATTTAATTCAGCTAAAGTGTCTCTTTCTTCTGCTTCATTTACGAATTCATTGAATTTAGTTACGTGTTTCATTATAGGTCGATCTTTGTTTTTGTACCATCTGGTTGGCTGTACACTATATATTTAGGTGTAAGCTCTTTTTTAGTGTCATCTAACATTTCAGTGTATTTCTTACCTAAACCAGATTTTAAATAAGCAACTGTCATATGTGGGTGATAGTCTGGATAATCTGTAGTATGTGGTAATTTACTAAGTTCTGCATTACAATCATGTAAACTTGGTCCTTCAACATCATATTTCAACACATCAAACTTTTCATTTTCAAAAAGAGATGGATTCGTGATAGTACAATTACCAAATGCAAAATTCTTTGCTATATTTTCAATTACTTCTAGTTTTACATCATCATGTAAACCATAAAGCAAAGTACAATGTGGCTCAGTTTCTAAGCCGAATGTAGAATCCTTAGGATCTACGAAAACATCTTCTTCGTCAATTTGCTTGTGTAAGTTTTCCATCTCAGGAAATTCAAAGTACAACATTGCACAACCGTAATCATAAACCTTTTTCTTTTCAGTCACGAATTCTTCAAATAATTTTATGTGTTTCATAATTATAATTTTATTTATGCACCAAACCCTAGGTCGAGAGTATCGGTTTTTTCATCATCGTAATCTCCTGTTAAGTCAACATCTTTTAAATCAATACCTTCGACTTTGATTTTTGGTCTGAAATGACCGTCTCCATCAAAGTACGCTTTAAAGCTTCTACCAGCTCCTACAGCTCCAGTCCATTCCATGAAAGCAAACATTTTTAAAAAATCATTTGCTGTTTCTTGATCTATATTAGAAATAGTAACGTTTAATGTTACCATTCCATCTTCAGCTTCATTTAAGAAGTCTTCAAATACTTTTACATGTTTCATTATTTCTTATTTTCTTTTTTATCGTAATATTCCCAAACTTCATCTAATTGTTTAGGGTCTGCTAACCAGCTTTCCCACCAGCCTCCACCTTCTTCTTCAACTAAAGAACCATCTTCTAATTTACGATATTCTTTTTCTTTAACAATGATCTTGAATGTTTTAGGTGCAAATGGAAATGATTTGATACATTGACAAGAGCTAATTTGTTCTTCACTACCTTCAGTTACTGCAACTCTACCAGTAAAACCGTAATCTTTTCCTTCAGGCGTAAATACAATTGCATCCAAATAATATGCAGCACCTTCTTTACCTTCTTTGAAAACCGAACTAAGTCTTTTATTCTGAAAAGTTCCAGTTCCTTCTTCAGCGTCTTCATATATTGAACAATCAGTCCATTCGTCATCAGTTCCCATAATACCTTCACCTAGTGGTTCATGTGCTAATAATTTTTGTAGAACTTGTGTAATAATTTGAGCCGTGAAAGGTGCTGAACCTCCACTTTGACCTGAATCAGCAAATTTCTTTACTAATGCCATAACTTCAGGTACAAACTCACCAATAACAGGCGTTCCATCTGAATTTTTCATTAATAAGTCCAATTCGTATTGAGCTTTGTCAACTAAACCCTCATTAATAGAGTCAATTGAGACCATTTTTACACCTTCGTGTAAAAACTGAATTAACATGGATCTAACTTTATTTTCGTTAGATTCATTTAAGAATTCTTCGTATAGTTTTATTTTCTTCATCTTCTATATATTTTACTCTTCTCCTGCTAATTCATCAAACTCATCAGAATCCTCTTTTACTTTGTTGATCTGTTCACGTATTTCTATCATTCTCATTTCAAATTCAAACAATTCAGTAGCATTCATTTTACCTTGTTTGTGGATTTTCTTAGCCGCATTAAATTCAGTCTTAGCTCGAGATAAAGCCTTATTTAGTTCTACTAATATTTTATCTACAGCTTGTTCTTCTAATTTCTTCTCTTTAATAACCGGTTTTACGGGTTCTCGTTTAATAATAAAATCTATTGATTTAAAAAGAGAACAAAATTTATCTAATGTGCTAGCCATGGCATTATTATTTGTTTTTGTAATCGGCGTATGATTTTTCTTCAGTCAAATTAGAACCAGTTAAGTTATCAATTCTCTTCTTAACTAAATTTCTATCGTCATTAGTCCAATAAACTGCTCTTGCTAATCTAATAAATTCTTCTCCAAAATCATTGGTCTTTTCACAGTCTCTAATCTCATCTTCAATCTGCCATAATTTTCTATTAACTTCTAACATATCTTGATACGCAATGTGAATTAGATCGTTATTACAAGCTGTAACAATTTCTTGTACAATTGGTGTTAAAATCATCCATTCTTTGTTTAAATTAGCTACTTTTACAGGATCTGTAATTTTTTCTAATTTAATTTTTAGAATAGTATGTTTGTCTAGGATCTCTCCGTTTGAAACTTCAATTTTCATAGTATTAAAATTTTGTATAGTTTATTTATTCTTATTAATCCACGTAATTATATTTTTTGATGGTGTCCAACCTAATTCAATAGTTGCCATCTTAATATCAGCACAAGACTGATATGGTTCATTTCTCTTTGGTACAAATTGAATTTCGCCACCAAAAGCTTCTGCTATTTCTAAAATAGTTAATTCTTCACCAGAACCTATATTTAAAATAAAGAAATTATCTCTAGCCATGGCTATGATTAAGGCTGCAACTACATCTCCAACATAGATATAATCTCTGGTTTGAGAACCATCGCCAGTTACTGTAATTGGTTCAAAGTTTTCATACTGAGTCATGAATCTAGCCACAGCAGGCGCATAAGAACCTGAAGTTGGTTGTCCTTCTCCAAAAACATTAAAGAATCTTAAGCAAGAAGTTGTTAAGCCTTTACCGTGACAGTGCGCTAAATGATTTTCAGCTCTCCATTTATACTCAGCATAAGGTGACATTGGATTCACTGGTACACCTTCATGCGTTGGTATAATAGAAGGATCACCATAAACTGCAGCTGTTGAAGCCATTACGATTCTTCTAGCATTTATATCAGCAGCCCAGATTAGTAATCTTTTAGTAGCTGATAGAATATTAGCCTTGTATTTAGGCGCATTAGAAAGAGACTCTTCAACTGAGGTTGTTGCAGCTAAATGATAAATAGCATCTACATTTTCCAAAGTAGGAAATGCATCTACTGTTAAATCCATTTTATACAATGTAGCTCCTTCTGGCATATCTGTAAATCTGCCTGTAGATAAATTGTCTAAAACCACTACGGTCTTACCAATATCTACGAGTCTTTTAACTAAATGATGTCCTATAAAGCCACATCCACCTGTTACTACTGTTATTTTGTCCATGTTTTAATTTTTGCAATCACATCATTGCCTGATATTGATTTTGTACATTCAAATTGTCGGTCTGTCATTTCATGTTTAGGGCACCACATCCATTTATTTCTGTCAAAGTGATCCCATTCCCAACATGAATTACAAACTGTTTTGTCTATAATTCTTAAAGTTTTATCTGTAAATTCACATATTTCTGGAGTAAAGCCTGAGATTAAAACGATCTTTGCGTTTAAAGCCCATGCAAACCAACTCAAACCACTTGAAATACCCATAAAATAATCAGCGTGTCTAATATAATTAGCAACGACTAACAAATCAGATGGCAATCTTTGAGCTCCTTTAGGATAAAAGTTACCCATAAAACCATTTTCTTCGCTTGAGGCTATATAGACTTTGTAGCCTTGACTTTTATGCCAGTCTACTATTTCTTGCCAACCTGTTGGATTATTCCAGTATTTAGCTTGCGCTGTACTTTGAGTAGCTATAACAATGTATTTACCAGCGACAGGGCGTCCTAGATCCATAAAAGATAATTGAGGTCTAATTTCACCAATAGGTTCTAAACCAAGCGCATCTGTTGCAATATCTCCTAGGTATATTTTGCGCCAATCTCTAGGATTTTTATCTTCAAACCAAGCAGGTCCTTCGCCTACATTAGCCATATGTACACCTATTTCATAAGTAGCATCGCAGTTTGGTAATTGAGTACTTGGTTGAATAGCATAAATGCCTTTTTTATTATAGTAAGCCCAATCAAAAAGCCAATTCTTATATGTTAGTAAATTAACTTTACTTAGTTGGTGTTTTTCTTTAAAGGCCACAACAGCTTCTATAAAAGCTAATGTATCACCTAAAGAAGAGCTACCAAATTCTATGTTAACAACTTTATTAGTTAGATCTTGCGTCCATGTTTCTGGTTCTTGATCTTCAAACTCAAAGTCAATTTGCCAAGGAACGAAGAATTTTTGTGCTGGCGCTCCCCAATGATTACTAGGTAAAACCATAGTACAAAGCACATCTTGAGTGCGCGCGTTTTTAAACTTAACCGTGCATTTTTTGTCTGAGTCGTTATAGAATTTTATGCCTCGGTTTATTTCCACGTGCCATTGCTTTTTGTCTTGCATTTGTACAGATCTTCTAGATTTTGGGCTTGTTATTAATTGCTTGTAAAGTGCTTCGTGTTGTAGAGCAAACTCAGAGTTTGAAGGCTGATGCTGTCTATGTTTTTTATCGAAACAAAGTTGTATTACAGACTCAGCATCTTTGTTAGCGTTACCTGTTAAGTGTGTTAGGGTTCGAGTCCATTGGTCGCCGTATTGCGGTAGGTTATAAGCCATGGTTGGTATACCTAGAGATGCGGCCTCTGCTAAAACTATCGGATTGCATTCCCAGTTTGATGTGAATAGCATGACATCGCTCATTTGTAAGAGCGTCGAGGTGTCTTCGCGTTCACCCCAGACTTTACAGTTAGGTGGTAGGTCATTCATTAGTGGTTGCCAGTACTCAGAGAAGTTTGAGGCTTGGTTACCAACAAAATGAAATTGGTATGTGTGGCCATATTTTGCATACAACGTGCGCGCGATGTCTATGGCGTACTTTTGGTTTTTACCTTGGGTCCATAAGCCTATATTGATAATATGAAATTCTCCTAGGGTACGGTAACCAAAATCTCCTAAAATCTCCTTGCGGTCTTTGAGAATAACAGACTTAGACTTAGTCCATGGAAAAGTAATCAGAGACTTAGGCACATCTATGTCTTTGAATGTTTTAAGTTCATGTTCAGGTGAAACCATTGCAAAACCGTCGGGCAGAATCTTCTTCATTGTCGAAGGATTAAACCAAATGTTGTGGCAAGTTTCTACAATTCTCCAAGGATGGTCCGTATGATATAAGTGTTCTTGTAATTTTGCTGGAAATGGATTAAAGCTATCAAAGCCTTCTGGAATTTCATCGATGTGAATGATGTCAATACCCCATTCATAACACTTTTCAACTATCTTTACTCTGTTATTGAAATGCGTTTCTTCATCCTCACCTAAGTCGCCTAAAGAAATAAAATGATCTTTGTCTAATAACTTTTCTATTTGATCTCTTTGTACTGTATAAGCTTCTGAGTATTTGGTCCATTCTGCAACATAAATTTCATGTTGAGTCGACTCTTGCATTTCTTGAATGCGTCTAAGTAAAAATGCTGGCATGCCTCCTGTTGATAAATGTGGGGCTAAATATAAAATCTTCATAATTAATTATTGAATTCTCTGTATTGTGATTCTATGGCTGAAATTCCACTTAATTGTGTAGCCATTGATTCTTCAAACATACCTAGATTAAATTTAGCAAAGAATATATCGTTTAAAAATATATCTGCTCCATCCCATGTTGCATGTTTGTATCTGTCTATTAAATATCTTCTAATTTTCTGTGGAAACATAATCATCTGAGCACCTATGATTCTATTAACCAAATGAGTGTCTTCTATCTTTTGTAAGGTTTCACTTTGCAATTCATCACCTTCTAATAAGAATCTAGAACCAAATGAAAAGTAAGCAATGTCATTTTCAATAATTGATTCAGACGCTCTGTCTATTTTTTGTAATGCTTCTTTTAAATCAACTTCTAGCATAGCATCACCTTCACAAACAATAAAAAAGTCTGTATCTTCCGTGAAGTGTTCGATTGTTGCATCAGCAAAAGCTCTAAAGGCACCATAATGTCCTGGTCTAATCGGTATAGTGTCGTATTGATCTGGTCGAGTAAAAGTTTCTCTTGGTGGTGTTTCAGTCCATCGCTTATTCCAAACCTGAATATACTCAACTCCTATGCGTGATAATTCTGAAATCGAAGCTATAGATTTTGCTTGTCTTTCTTGATCTAAATCATCTTCTAATAACAAATGAACTAATTTGATTTTGGCTTTAACTCTATAATGTGATAAAACTTTTTCGAATACTTGATCAACTGAAGGATGACATTCAAACGTTGGTTTTCCTTCTAAACAATAAACTTGAGGTGGAACTCCATGAATAGATCCATGTACTTTAACATTGTATTTCATGTTAGACGAACAAAACAAATCACAAGAGCCTTTTACATATTGATATTTGTAAGCTTGAGATCCGTGTCTGTATGGTGCTCTTAATTTTGGATCGATTGAACTACCTAATTGAATAATGTTAACATCAGTGGTTCCAGCTACGTGTAAAATGCCAGAGTCCATTGTAACCACGCACATGGCTTGATTATTCATCATCCATCTTAATTCAGCTACATCATTATCTGGATCATCTAACAAATTAACACCATATCTAATATGTAAATCCATCACTGGCTTGTCAACGTTAAAGAAACCTTGTTCTTTACCACTTCTACCAATGGCCACGACTGGAATTCCTGCGTCGAATAATTTGTCTATCAAAGCTTGCCATTTTTCTTGAGCCCATGTTCTTGATTCCCAAGTATATGTTGGATGTATCATCACATAGGAGCTGACTGGCAGCTCACGTTTTCTTTCAATATACAAATCAGTTTCCATTTCTTGTTCAGTCAGGGCAAATCCCTGTGATACAGCATGAAATTGTCGGATGTCCATGTTAGAATATCTCCATTCTATAGTTTCACCGTTATGTAATTGATATGATTTACCAACAAGTGGCATAAACATTCGATGTACTTTACGAAAGTGATTTAGATTGGTTGATTCTGGTCTAGAAATATGTGAAAATGAAGGATGGTCTTCAAATAAGTATGGATGATTTGTTATGATATGAACCTCTTCATTATCATAAGCTTTTGCGATCTTTTTGCAGGCTGGAATTGCAGCAATTGTGTCTCCAAGCGCAAGCGTATCAATAAAGATTCCTATCATAGTTATAACATTTATATGTTATTTATATAAAAAAGCTGGGCTTTGTTTATTCGAAAGAATCTAAAATGATTTGTAGGTCTGTGTAGCAATCTTCTATATGCTTGTAAACAGATTTTTCTTTGATGGTAGTTTCACTAAATCTATAAACATACTTATTTGACTTTAAATCTTTAAGAGCACATATGATTTTGTATTTTGGCTTTCTAGATAATAAAGATTTAAGGTGAGTAATAGACCAAGTTTGTGCTTTTGCTTTACCAATAACTGCATAATCTACTTTGACCATGGCAGTTAATTGCAGATCTGGATTTTCTAATCTAGCAAAATCGTAGTATTGCTTAAATCCATTTTTTATAATAAGTAAGCCATAGTAAACAGAATCGCTTGATTCTAAAACCTTTTTCAAGGAATCTGAATCAAGCGATTCTGTTAAATAAAATGGTGGTAAGTTAACTTGAATTTTCTCTAGAACATTAAGCTCCTGTAAATCCTGTTGGTCTTGCATCGTTTTCTGATTTAATGTTTCTCTTCTCGGTATTTTTGTTAATCAATCCGCTTTTAACTTCGTTTCTCTTAGCTAAATACTCGTTTAGATCATCTTCGTTTTTAATAACTTTTGCGTATGTTTCAATTGAAGGTTCTTCTTCGACCGTTAAACCTAAAATAGATTCAGCTGATTCTTCAGAATTGATCTCATTTAAAGTAGAATCGTCTGGTCCATTAGCTCCTATTGGTCCTTCTAAAACGTCGGCGTTACTTTTTTTTTGAATCTCTTCAACCAAAGTATCATGAGCATCTACAACTCTTCTCATAGATTCTACTTGCTCTTCGATTGGTGCACTCTGTTCTTTTTCAGGTTTGATGTAATCTACTAAAGACTTAATAAATCCCAAAGCAACTAAAGGTAAAATAGCACCTGAAACAAAAGATAAAATTCTCTTTTGATATAAAGGATCTTCTTCTACTAAGTTGAATAATTGAACCCATGAATCATAGCCTTGTGCATTTTTAAATGCGAAATAAAGATTACCTTGAACCTGCATTGCTGTAATAATAATAAACAATGCCCAAATCAATGTTTTGTTCATCTTATCCAATGCTATTATAGATGCCAAAGAAGCTGCTGCTCCTAATTCAAACGCAATTGCTAAAGAAATGGCCATCCATCTAGGATTTGACAATTCGAAAAAATCAATAACGTGTATTGTTGATATTAATGATGTAACAATATATAACATTGCGAATACACTAATTATGAAGTTTTTAACTAATTTATCTTTCATTTATTAAATTATATTTTTTAATTTTAGATTTAAGAGTTTGAAGATGACATTTTAATTCTATAGCAGCTTCTTTTATATTCCAATCATGTTTACTTAGAATATTTAGTACTCGTTTTTTGTCTATTTCGGCCCTTTTAGCAGTATTTATTTTTTTGGTTTCTAACCATTTTTTCATATATTCATCATCTCTTTTCTTTCCTCTTTGCCACATTGAACATTTTTCTTTAAATTCATTAGAAGACCTGGACTCTTTAAGTTTATCTGAATTAAGCATAGAATTTTTTACATTTTTTATATGTTCTTCAGTTTTCTTAATATCCTTGAGAGAATTTGAAATCTTAGACCTCCATTCTTCATTTTTATATAAATCTTTAACAGAATCTGAATTTTTTCTTGCTTCACTTAGTTTTTCTTTCCACGTGATTTCTCTACCTTTCATGGCTTTACCAATATTAGCTTTATGATCTTCGGTCAATGAATCTCCATTCCATTTTCCATTATTTCCATCACCACCTTCTGTTCTATTATAACCAATACTTCTATCTTGTGAATTGTAATAATTGATCCAATATATTTCACGATCATTTAAAGTTTTAACATCTTCAATATTATCTTCTACAATGTCTTTTCTAAAATTTTTAATTCCATATTTTAGTTTAGCTTCATTTAAAATGACGCCTGATCCCATGTAATCCGATCTACTTGTTGAATTTTTGCCAATGTATATCTTACCATTGACCATATTTGTTATTTTATAGATTTGCATATTATATATATCTTAATAATTATGCAAAAGTAGACAAACATAAAATTTAAACAAATCTATTAACCAAAGTTTGTTGTGTCATTGTCTTGTGTATTTTTTTTACTATAAGGCCACATTGCATTCCAATCTTTTTGCCTTTCAGCACATCCACAATCTTCTGCACCTAATGCATTTGCAACCTTTTTGGCAACTTTATCCAAACCCGTAGCTTTTGTGAACTTTGCTACAGTGTCACCAAACCCTTCAGATTTTTCTTCAATTGGCATTATTTTTCTAGTTTTTTTATCTCTGCGTCGATTTCAGTTTGACGTTGTACATCTAACATTTTTCTGTCAGTTGCTTGAATCATTCTTTTTTCTGCTTTCAAACCTTCAATTTGAAGTTGTTTTTGAGTAGGTAGAGAATCAATAACTGTTAAGTGTTTTTTAACTTTAGTTAATTCTGAGTCAATGCTACAAGATTTCACATACGTTAAAAACAATAAAACGATAATTACCTTAATGCCATGTTTGGCTAAAAAATTGTTTAATTTATCCATGATTAGATTTTTTATTTTTTTGTATATATTTGATTAAAGTTGTTTAAATGCCGTTAATCTTTCTTGGAACAGTTTAAAATAAATTTTAATATCTGATTCGCTTAATTTAAATATTTGTGGATTTAGATCTAATTCATTAGCTATCCAAATTTCTACGCCTCTGGGTCTAATTCCTGTTCTTTCCCAATAAGCTACTACATAAGCTGAAGCTTGTATGAAATAGTCTTGGATCCATCGTTCTTCTTTTGGCTTTCTAGAATTTTTATAGTCGATAACTATAATTGTTTCATCCATCATCTCTGACACATTATCGACCGTGCCTGCATATCCACCGGCTTTAACTGACCACAAGAATTTTTCTGCGGCTAAAACCTTTTTAACTCTATCAAAAAAGTAACTTGAATTGTTGTAGAACTTCATAAAGAATTCAAAGCCTTGATCTATATAAGTTTGCTCAAAGTCTGTGATTTCTTTATCGTTTAACATCAGTGTTTTTAACATGGCTAATTTGTCTTCTTTAGAACCTTTAAGTGGTTTATAAAGCTCAATTAGTCGGTGCATGACTGTACCTCTATTCATGGAATTGGTAGAAATGCGATTGGCTTCTTCTTCGCCAACCTTGGCTTTCCATTTGTCTAAACCTGATTTATCGGATGTTTGACCAAGAATAGCGGTCACTGAAGGAAATGTGCCTAGAATTTTAGAGCCTTGACTGACTTGATAATGTCTAATGCCATCAATCTCAACTCTTTTAATCTTTTCTTTCATTAAGCAGTAAATTGTTGTACTGATGCTATTACCCAAGCCCAAGGTACAAATTTAAATGCTAACCAAGTAACGCATGCTACAATAACTGTTATAGCTGTACTTGTAATAAATTCACCGACGTCTACGTAATCTCTTTCTGGCCAAAGAATGATCAAATAAGAAGCAGAACCTTCGATTTTTTCAATTTCAGGAAATGAACTATCAGCCATTCCGTATTTCATTAAGATGTTTGTTAAAGGACCTAATTGACCTAAAACATATGATTGCTGCATCAATTCTGGTTGAGCTAACAACTCTTCTTTTAGATTGATAACTGTGTAGATTCTACCTAAATTATCAACTCTTAAACCTTCTGATTCTAATTCAGTTTTTAAAGATAATGCAGCTTTGCGGTATTTGTAAAGTAGTCTTAACTCTCTAAGAAAGTTGTACCAATATGAGAAAATGTTAAGCATATAAAATATATTTTAGTTGTTATATTTATTTAAGTCAATTTGTTTCATCTAAAAAAGAAAAGGGAACCATGTGCACGGGTTCCCTTTTAACTTTGGTGATGCGCTACAGTTTTGCATCTTGCCTTACGAGTTTTCATTCGATACTGGGAACGGGCGATCGATCACCAAAGCAGTACAGTTGTTCAAAGATAATCACTGTCAAACTTGATTCTTATTACCTTATCTTGTTTCTTTTAAGATTTAACAAGTCTGCTGAATCCACGCCACGCTAAAAAATCTACTGGAGCAGCAACGCAGAATCGAACTGCGATATCCGCCTTGGCAAGGCGGTGTGATAACCGTTATACCATTGCTGCGTTTTGGGTTGGATCAGAGGCCTTCTGCCAACCGGGACCTTGTCGTTAACTTTCGCCAGAGCGGACCAAGACACACTTTTAATTTATCAGGATGGGCTTTTGTACGTGCTCTACCAACTGAGCTACTCTGAACGTGCCACTTAAGGCGGTGTTCAAAGGCCGGGTTCGAACCGACGACCACGAGGTTAACAGCCTAATTTGTATGTGTTGCTGGAACCATCCTTTATAAAATAATTTAACGGAATACGCATTTGGTTTGAGTAAAAGTCAAAGTTTGGTAAGCTTGCTGTAGGTATTCCAATAATTTTCAGGTTTCTGTTTTTTCTGACTAGCGTGTCTACCAATTTCACCACTCTCCAATTATTTTAAAATTTGTTGGAGAGGTAGGACTCGAACCTACACATCTTTCGATACCAGTTCCTATAGAATTTTAATTGCTGTAAGAAACCTTTAATGATTTATTTTACAGTTACAGTGTCAACACTAACTGTGTCTACTTGCGTAGAATCAACTTGAACTGCTGTAGAATCAGTAGTTTCAGTTTTTGAAGTTGCTCCATTACCACAAGAAGCGATTGAGATTGTTGCTACGATAGCTGCGATTGCGAAAAATACTTTTTTCATTTTGTGTTTGTTTAGTTTTAAAATTTAATTGTAAAGTTTATACTCAATAAAGAGTGTTTGTTTCAAAAAAAATTAAGCTTCTTTGTTTTTCTCTGAAACTTCAGTACGAACTGCTTGCGCTAATGCTTTGATTTCTTGCATTGCTTTACGAACTCTAGTTCCAGCTGCTTTGTTTCCTTTTTCGAAAAATTTAGTTGCGTCTTCTTTGATTGAGTTAAGAATCTCTTCGATCTGATTTAAATTTTGCATGTTGTTTAATTTTTTAATTAATGATTATACTTATTAAATAAAAAAGGTTTCATCGTTAAATGAAACCTTTTCAGTGGAGCTACCCAGATTCGAACCTTATTTATATTTTTTATCCCATTTGTCAATTTTTATTAATAATTCTTCGATTGTAATAGATGAATTAGAATGTTTGGAAATATTATCATTATGTCTCATTAATATACAATTTGCAGGATGACTTAAAATTTTTGGGTCAATATTGTTAATTAATCCCATTTTACAGCTATATGCATGATCTCTGCTAATACCATTTAAATTACATCCTCTGTTTGCAGCTGAATAAAACCCGTATTTTTTTATCAATTCTAAATCAAATTCTTCAGGATAGTCAAAAATATTAAAATTAAACGAGGCTTCTAATCTATAATTACGAAGATCTGTTCTATCTTTTTTTCTATAATTAGAATAGCATTCATTAGAACAATATAATTTTTCTTTGCTGTGTTCAAACTGCTTATTACAATTTTTACATGTACAAAGTTTAAATTCTTTTTTTAACGAATCTGCTATCTTTTGTTTAGTTTCAGTAGACAAAGATCCTCTTGAATTAGCACAAGATCTAGAACAGAAGTTTTTTTCTTTCTTTTTGCCAGTTCTATATTCTATCGAAAAAGTCTTATTACATTTTAAATTAGAACATATGACATTTTCAGTGATAATTTTACCGTGTTTATCGGCGTAAGCTTCTTTTAATATACCAGATGCTTTATTTTTATAAAAAGTTTGATCTCTGTGTTTCCATCGTACATGATTAGCTTTGATCTTTTTATTTATAAATAATTCTCCGCACTCTTCGCATTTTATTATTTCTTCCATATTCTATATATCTATTAAATGTGGAGAATATAGCAATCGAGCCCTATTAATATAAATAAAAAAGACTTACAAATTAATGTAAGTCTTTTAGTGGAGCTGCCCGGTTACGATCCGAGAACTACAGAATGCAAATCTGTGATGATAGCCAATTTCACCACAGCCCCGAGAGAGTTAGGACCTGAGACTTCTGCTATCTAGAATTTCTGCTGCTCCGTCCATACTCTTAAATTTTAAAAAACAGGATGCTATGTTTTGCTTTTCCATATAAAGTTTTGTAAATTTGCTGGAAGCATCCTAATATGTTAATTATCGTCCAGTGTCTGAACCGTAACCTGAATTTCCAAGATCTGGTCCAACATAAGAACCTCCACCGTAAGAAGAACCTCCGCTATTTGGTTTATTTCCACCTTTTTTATTTTTACCTTTAAAGATAAAATATGCAACTGCTGCTACTGCGATAATAATGATTGCTACTGTCATGGTTTATAAATATTTTTGTTATTAATATAATTTATATATCTAAGTTTATTTTTGTTTCAAATTATTTTTCAACCATTTGATTGGCATTATTTCTGGATAGCTTTGCATTGGTCCTTCCCTTCTTTCAGGGTGCCATTGTACACCTAAATAACTATCTTCTTTTCCAATAAAAGCTTCTACTAAACCATCTAATGCAACATGCGTTGCCTTTAAATCATCGCTTAGATATGAACAATATTGATGATGACGTGAATTAACCATATAAACTTCTCTGGTTTCTATGTCTTTAATCCAATGATAATGCGATTGTTTTTTATTATGATTATCATCACTTTTAAAATCATCAGCTTGGTGTCCTTCGACTAATAGTTCATCAATGTCTTTGACATCTCCACCTAAAAAGAAATTTAGGATCTGCATACCTCTACAAACACCTAAAATTGGCAATCTTTGTTTTACAGCTTGACTTATTAATTTAATTTCAAAGGCATCTCTTTTTAAATTAGCGCCTAAATCTGGGCCTCCACATAAAACTAAAGCGCCTTCAATTAAATCATCTGTGTTTAAGATTTTAACTTCAAAATCCTCACTTAACCATCTTAAATAGTTTCTTAATTCTATTTTACTTTTTGGTGGTGCGAGGCTTATTTTGGGTTTTGACATCTTTGGTTTCTTTGATTACAACAGCTCTGATTCTATCAAATAATTTTTCTAAATCTTCAGCTGAATCTACTGACCATTTCTTTGTCTTTAAAATAAAGAAACATTCATTATCTCTATCTATCCCCAAACTTGAGACAGCTTCTATTTCTAGAAATTCATATTCATCTTCGCCAGATAAACAGTTAGCATCTTGTGAAAATTTAAATGCTGCTTCTTCTAATAATGTACCTTGTTCTTCCATCTTAATTTATTTTTGAATTGGTTTTTCAATCACTCTTAAATACGATTCTGTATCATCTAAGCACGTTTCACAATAAGGCGAATAATATTCATCATGATCATGATCTACACCTCTGTGCTTTTTTCTAGCTACTGTGTACATTTCATTTGCTGAAAATTCTTCTAAACAATTTGAACAAACTTTGGTTGATGTGCTTCTTTTTTTCATAGCTTAAAAATTTCTTTCAGTTTCATAAATTGCTTTAACCGTTGGAAATCTTAAACTAATTCCACCATTTTGATTGTGTGATTCTTCAAAGTATTGAACTGTGATTTGTTTACCAAGAATCAACTCAGGATTTTCTTTGTATAATCTTCGTTGTTCAAGATTAAATCCAGATCCAACATCAACTCTGTAACCTTTGTGTTCTATAACAACATTACGCATTACATCTTCTTCAACTTCTTTACCATCTACAATTACTCTAAATGGTCCATTTTGAATATCAACGACTACGTATTCTGCGTCATAGAATTGTTTTACTTTTAAAACATCATTGCTACGTTTACCTTGATATGCAGCATCTTTACGCAACATTAAACCTTCCCAGCTATTTTCTTTAGCTAAACCGATATAATGCGTTAACATTCTCTCGTCAATTAATAATTTTTGCTCTAAATAACCAATGTTTTTAAATTCTCTTTCAAAGAAAAGATTGTCTAATTGAACATTTCTAATTGAAAATGGTGTAGTTCCTTCTTTGTTAACAAATTCTTCTAATGTCAAAATGTCAAACATGTAAAAGAAAGGATTCTCGATTGTGTGATCTTTGCGTTTGATTTCTTTAATGATACCTTGGAAATTCTCATTACCATTCTCGTCTAACATACAAATCTCACCATCAATGACTGTGTTTTTAAGACCTAATGAAATGATCTCAGCATCTAAATTCTTAAGAGTTAGAAATTCATTTCCAGCTCTTGAAAAGTATTTAGGTTCACCATTCTCATCAATGATACAAATACAACGACATCCATCTAATTTACGACTCACATACCAATTATCTTCGTTAAAGTTAACTTTTTTGGCCATTTTCTCATCAAAAGAATTAGCTAAAGCCACATCAAATGTTGGAATCAGTCCAGGAATCACTTTGTTAATCATAGACGCAGTCGATCTTGTCTTTAAGTTTCTGTCTATGATAGAGAATATAAGGTCCTCGTGTCTCTTATTCGCAGCGACAAAGCCATTTACTGCACTAATTGCATTGTGACCAGTTAGATACCTAGAATTCAGATCATTTAATATGTCAAACAAAGAAGAATAACCATAACTTGAAAGATGACTAAGCTTCTTACAATTTTCTGAGGTTACACCATACTGTTTAAACGTATTGTACGTGTATTCTAATGCTTTTCGAACTGACTCATTATCTGCATATTTTTTTAACACATTTAACTTGTCTGTGTTTGAATTGGTAGAATTTTGAGCATCTACAAACTCTTGTATTTCGTCTAAGTACATAACTTTTATTTTTTTAAAGATTCAATTCCGTGTTTTTTAATAAACTCTTGATATGGAATATATTCAATTTCATTATCATCTGTCCAAAGAACTTCTACAAAATCTCTAGTAACTTTTAATATTTTCATGTTCTGTTTGTTTTTAATTACTCTGTAAATATACACAAAAAAGCCCAAACTAAAAAATCTGGGCTTAATTATTTTTAAAAGTTACGAACATTTTTATATAAATACAACTTCATTTGTCTCTGGATTCCAATCAAACGTAACTGGCTTGTTGACATAATCATATCTTTCATTTAAAATAGAAGCATTAAAGAAATGAGTTCCATTGTGAAATTTGTAGCCGTATCCTCCGTGAATATGGCCGAATACATGTATTTTCGGAGGTTGTTCATCTACTTTTTCTCTTAATAAGGCACAGCCTAAATGCGGTTCATTATATGGAGGTCCACTCATATCTAAATGATCTTGTGGTGGACCATGTGTAACTAAAATATCTGTATCTTTTGGTATTGCTTCCCACTTTGACATTAAACCAGGACCACCTTTCGGTAAGTTAAAAGCCCAACTATAAAATTCTGGTTGCCATGGACTACCATAGATTTTAACCATCTCTTCATCGTTAAATTGACCATTAAAACCAATTTTAGTCCAAGAGTCTTGTAAATATGTAATCCATTTATATGAATTAACAATTTCCATGGCTTCTTCTGGTTTATTCTCAAACATACGATCATGATTACCTGCAATAAATATCTTATGATCATATTGATTTAATCCATTAAACCATTTACAAAACTCTGTAATGTCTTCAGGATTTCTACCAGAATTCATTAAGTCTCCAGCATGAATTAATATATCTCCACCCGGAAGATCTGTTTCATCCAACAACAATTCTAATTGTTTAGTGTGAGTGTCAGAAATTAAGGTGATACGAATGGGTTTCATTAATCGTGAATTGTTTTAAAGGTTATAAATTCCATGGCTTTGTGAGCTTCGTGCAATCTTTTTAAAGCTGATTTTTCAGAAACTGCTCTACCAGATGGAGTCTTGATATGTGTAATACCTCTTTGATTTAAATCTTCAGTATTACCCCAAAGTAAATAGTATTCTGGTTTTATTTGACCAGATCTCCATTGTTTTAATTCAAAGTACTTAAATTTATCACTCCATCGATCTTCAACGGGCTTCATAAAACACTTTACTAAAGCTACTCTTTTACCTGTACCTTTATAATCTTCAGCTCTTTCTATTTCAAGTAAGACTTGAATTTGACCTAATGTGTCATGTTGGATTATGTTCTTCATGTTATTTTATACTTAAAGTTTTACGATAGTTTACAGTTGCACGACAAATAATATCCATGCGTTTTTCTGGATCCATTTCTAAGATACGTTCTGTACACTCTACGAATTTACCAGGAAACCAAGTTAATTCATGTTTAACCATTCTGGTTTTATTTAACTGATAAATTGTAAATAATTTTTTACCGGTTCTCCAAGAACGTGTTGAATATTTACGACGGACATAACCACTTTCATAACTCATGTAATCTACATTAGTCAATGGATCATGATAACATACTGTACCATTATTTGCTTGAATTTGGCTAGTTACTTCAATTAATCTAAGTGCTTGTGTCTTTGTCATAGTTTTATCTTTTAATTACTCTGTAAATATACAAAATACTTTTGATATAAAAAAATATTTAAGCAATTATTTTTTATTTTTTTTACGCTTGTATAAGCGTTTTAATTTAGTTGCATCTATTTTTTCATGATGACTTACGTGACTAAAAGCAACTAAAATAAATGTAATGCATAAAGCTCCAACCGATATTAATATTACTTCCATATTACATTTCTACTAATTGGTTAACAATCATTTTAACTGTTCCGATATCTGCACGTCCTTGATATTTCTTATTGAATTCTCCAATAGTTTTACCAACAAGAGCTTGTGGATTTTTAATAGTCACCAA